GACCACTACCAAACACATGCGACACAGCCTGAGTAAACGGGTCTTTGCTTCCACCTGGGAGAATGTCACTGAGCCAACTCATGTCAGGTCACTCCCGTAACAGACTTGCTCGGATTCGCCGCCCGCTGCCGCGTCACCGACCACCCAGGATACCCCTGCCCCTGCAGCGCCACCGAGTTCGACAGTTGCCCGGTGAAGTTCGCGAACAGGTCAGCCAACGGCGAATATGGCGGCGGGCGTGTGAGTTCTTGGGCGCGCGCTGACGCAGTGGCCGCAGCGTTGGCAAGGTTCCCGCCCCCGCGAACCATATTCAGCAGATCGGAACGGTTGCCCTCGACATCGGCGCGAGCCTGCTGCCCGGCACCGAATGCGCCCTCGGACACGGAGGCGCGGGCATCATTGATCTTCCCGGTCAGGTTCGCGGCTTGCTTGGCGCCGGTCGAGCTGTCGAGGTTCCCACCGCGGGCGAGCGAGTAGGTCAACTGGTCGTTGGCCTCCTGACCCTGCTTTTCGAGTTGCGGCATGTAGAAGTCGCGGTAGTCCTTCTCACGCTGACCGTAGAACTCGTCCCCGAACCCGCTGAACGCGGCGTTCACTTTGTCGGTGCCGCGCAGGACGTTCTGCTGTCTCTCGGCCTCCTGGCCGCGCATGATCGCTGCGGAATTGTCCTTGGGCTGGAAGCACATGGGTCAGTGGCTCGGAAACGCCAATTCCAACACCAGGGCTACCACACCAAGCGCCGCGAAAACCACCAACAGAAAGATTGCCTTGCCGATGTCGATTGCCGAGCGGTGCATCACCAATCTCCCATTGTGCTGTCCAATAGTATCAAAGACTTGACCATCACGACGCCTTGGTGTCCGACCCGGTGAAGTGTAGGCAAGCGTTCGAGAGCCTGGCGTAACCCCCTGCCGTGCAGACCAGTTTCGGAGCGATGTGGGTAGCGTGAACCGGGCATCGGGAAGCCGGCTCGTTGTACGAGATGTGTGGGAACGCGCCGACCTTCACATGCTGAGTCAGGTCACGCGGGTCTACCAGCAACGTCACGTCCCATGTGTTCTCGCAGTCGATGTCCACGGCCACGACCTCCTTGTAGGTCGCTGGCTTGTCGCCGTGCAGGAACGGGAACTGCACTGTCACATCGCAATCACCATCATCATCGTACTCACTACCGCTGTCACCGCCGTAGAGGTACACCAGATCACCCGAGCGAGCGAGCAGCATGTCGTCAATTTCGGCGAACAGATCAATCGTGAACCCCGGCTTGTAGTACGACCAGGCGTTGATCCCGCTGGCGACGAACCGTGTGAACACGAACACTGTGTCGCCGATGGCGAGCCAGAACCGCCCATCTGTCGGCTCAATGGCAGCTACGGCTGCATCCACCGCGGCCTCTGACAAACCGGCCACTGTGCTGAGAACGAATGGGTCGATGGTTGTGCCCACATCCTGCATTGCGGCGCTGTTCGATGAGTCGCGGGCGCGCAGGGAGCGGATACCTGAGTCGGACAGGTAGAACACGTCCGAGTCGGAAAATGCCACCACCGCCCTTGTGGATCGCAGACCAGTGCGCTTGATGGTCTGCACAGCGCGGTTCAGCGCCGGATCAGGGTCCACGAACTCGATGATGATGCTGCGGCGCCCGAACACTGCCAGCGAGCCCTGGTAGACCTCAATGCCGATAATTTCCTGTGAGCCGCCGTCGTTGTTCGCCATGTTGACGAAGCCGGCGCCAGTGTCATTGTCGGCGTTCCAGCCGGTCGCGGTGTTGACGCCGGAAAACCCCAAGATGCTGCCAACGGTCGTGTAAACCTTGCTCTTGTGGGTCATGGCACTGCGACCCTTGAGAACAGGATTGCCAGCGAAGCCGAAATTCTCACTGTCGAGGGCGATGTTGAACTTGTCACCGACCTCAAACGTGCCAGAAATCGTCGCGGTCCACTTTTCCTTGGCTCCGGCAATACCGCCGGCCATGTTCGCTGCCGTCGTATTCACGGACGCCAGTTCACCGACCGTCACGTTGCCGCCGACCGTAACCACAACCTCCTCGGCCAATGGGTTCGTACCGGTGGAGGTCTTTTTCCCGATCAGCACTTGCGCGCCCTGGGCGTAGGCAAGGTAATTCGTGCTGAACGACCGAATCTGCGTCGCAATATTCTGCGCTGTCACCTCGTTGCTGGTCGCCCAGTCAACATCGGTGTCCAGAATCTCCACACCGCCTACCGTGACCGACGTAACCTCGTTCACGCCCGCGCTGGAGGTTCCTCCGGTGACAACAAATCCACCAGACGTGGCCACAACGTCACCACCGGTCACAACCTCGACTACCAGACCATTCGGTGACGCGCCCGAGTCCTCCGCGGCGCGAATCACGACTGCTGACCCGTTCACCACCGCATCATATTCGGGCGAGGTCGTGTTGTTGTTGATGGCGTCCACGATGGTCTGGGCCGTGACAGCGTTGCTGCTCGTCCAGTTCACGTAAGTCGGCAACAGGTCCACGCCGTCCACCTTGACCGACGACACCCGGTTCACACCTAACGACAATGACCCACCGAGAATCTGGAATCCACCAACCGAGCGCACCTCGGCCAACCCTACCGTCTGCCGCGCCAGCGTGATGTCCTGATCATCCACACCGCCGTCCACGTTCTCGGTCTCGGCGGCGATGGTGAACGTGCCATTGACCGCTTTCTCGATGGTGATGACGCTGCCAACCACCGAGGCCGTGAAATCCTCGTCCAACGCGATCAGTGACGCAAGATGAGCCGCGATGCCGTCGTTGTCGGTGAACGAGGCGATGACCCGACCGGCCTCCCAGTCCTGCACCAACTCACCATCGTAGAAGTGATGCACGCTGCCGTCGGCGTACTCCGCGATGGCGTAGATTTTCCCGTCGAAGTTCTCTGAGTCCAGGATCGCCGTCATCGCCGAGCCGCTGGTGGCGACGAGGCGCTGGTAGTTCACCCCGGCCGGCACAGCAGGCGCTGCAGCAGAGCCGAACACCCAGAACTCCCCGAGCAACCCGTGCGCGCCGAAGGTCTCGTCTGTCGGCAGCGTGTACTTCAGGACGAATTTCTTGCGCTTCTCGATGTCACCGCCGCGGGTGAGGTGGCCGTTTTCGAGTGTGTAGATCGTCCCGGCCTCCAGCGCACTGATCGGCCGGCGCCGGTCCATGCCGGCCTTGAAGTCCTTGATGAAGGTGTACGACACGTTACAGCGTCACCCTCGGCACCCGAATCCGCAGCCCGGTGCGCGGCTCCTCCTGCGCGCCTCCCATGAACAGGCGCTTCTTGGACGCCAGACGGCCCTGCATCTTCAGTTGGCGCTTCTGCGCCTTCTCCAAAATCAACTGAGCGTCGGGCTGCTTGTTCGCGGCTAGAATCTCCGCCGCCACGAACAGGACGATCATGCGGTCGTCCAAGTCTGCGCGGTCGTTCGTATCGACCATCGGCGTGAGTTTCTTGATGCCGTCGAAGCGAACCAGCCCGCCATTGGAGGCGGGGATCGGCCACACCTCGAACTGCGTTTCGCTGATGATGTCCCACTTCAGCGCGGGGTCGCTGCGCTCGTCCTCGTCGCTGTCCTGCGCAGAGTAATCAGCCAGCGAGATACCCTGATCCATCTTGCCCCACACGCTCGTCGTGTTCGTCCACAACTCGAATGCGCGCTCGATGTTCATGTTCGTCGGGAAGTCGTAGTACCGCTGCCCTGCCGCTAGGGTCTTGGTCGCCTCGGTCTTGTCGATCCGCATGAACGGCCAATCGAACTCGTCGTACAGTTCCTCCTGCACACGCCTGATCTTCTGCTGGATGTTCGACAGGTCATCCAGGCCACGCGAGGTATTCGTGGACAAGCGGGCCTCGGCGCGCACCTGTTCGGTCAGTTCGTTCAGCGTGACGTTCCGCATCTCGCGCTCCTAAAAGAAAGGGCCACCTCGGTTCACGCCGAAGTGGCCCCCATTGTGCCCTGACTTCAGGCCGCGGTGGCCCGCGCCCAGTCCGGGGCTTCCTCTGACGGCATCCAGTCGGCCGGCACCTCCTGCGGCAGAGCACTGCCGTAGGTGGAGCCGAACACCTTGCCAACCACCTTCTCGCCGTACACAGCGATCAGGCGAGCCCGCTCGTCGCCCGCGGGACGCGCGGACTTCGAAGGGCGCAGATGCACCACCCCGTCGTCGCCGTGGATGCTGCGGAGGATGACGACCTCCGCGGCACTGAGGCCGACCTTCGGGACTTCGTGCGTTATCTGCCCGGCTGGGCGAACGGTGGCGTCGTAGAACATTGCTGCTGCTCCTAGGAGGTTAAGCGACCGAAGTCACCAGCGACGTGTTGAGCTGGTTGGTGATGAGACCACCCGTGCTCGTCATCGCGCGGTACATGACGTACTTCTCGGGAGGCCTGGCCGGCGTGTGCATCTTCTCCCACTCGCCGGACATCGGACGGAGCTTGATGGCCTCCAGGTCGAGCGCATACAGGTACTTCGCGCGCGACAGGTCATCGAGCTGCGGGCAGTACTCAATTTCCAGACCCTTGAACGACAGGTCCGCCATTGAGGCGTCGATCTTGCCAGACTTCGCCCAACCTTCGAGTGTGTAGTTGCCCTTCGAGCGCAACTCCTTCTCGAACGCCGTCATGTAGTCGCTGCCGGCGAACAAGTTCGTCGGACCGCGGCCGTACCGGCGAAGCTGGCGAAAGTGGACCTGCAGCGAGTTGACCAAGTTGTTGTCGCTCGGCGTCGCGGAGCTGATCGCCAGTTCCGCGCGGTTGCGCCACCAGGTATTCGCCACCCGGTCGATGCCGAACGTCGAGCCCGCGGCCGTGGGATCGTCGAGAATGAACGACAGGATGCCGGGGATGACCTTGGCGTCCTGCGTGCCGTCGCGCCAGAGGATTTCGTCCATCGAGCGGGCCGTGCCCTCACTCATGTCCTCCATCTTGTCCTCCAGCAGCCCGGTCAGCGCGACCAGTTCGCGCTCGTCGTGCTTGGTCGTGTCGGCGCTGTCCATGCTGTCCACAACACTGATGCCGTCCACCTTGAGTTCGGTGAGCGTGAGGTTGATGCCCGAGTGCATCTCGTACCACTTGGCCTGGGCACGCTTGATGTTGGCGGGGTTGCTGTACGCCACCTCGTCGTCGTGCGAGAAGCCCTGGACCGTGGTCGTGTAAACGCCTTTGACCGGCGTGGTGATGAACTCCTTGCCGCCAGGGAAGGTTTTCTTCTTGGCGTAGAGAGCCTTGACCAGCGGGCGCTTCTGGATGACGTTGGAGTGGGCGGGACCGCGGACGTGGAAGTCCAGGGCGGCGTTGGCGATGTTGCTGAGTTCCTGTGCGGTGAACGGCATGGTGACGTACTCCTAAGTGGTGGGGGTGTAGTTCCCGCTCACCGCCAACCTCGCTGCTTCCAGCAAGGTCTTGGGGCGCGCGGCAACCGTCGCTGCAGACGCTGCGCCACCAGTCACCGTTCGTACCGGCTGCCGAACAGGCATGAGAGCCGCCAGATTCGACTCCACGGTGCGCTTGGCTTTGTCGGCCATCGCAACCGCGGCTTCGGGGGTCTGAGGGTACCCTTCCTGCGTCATCAGATAGTTGATTTCGCGGATGACCAGAGGCTGCTTCTTCTGGTAATCCGGGTCAGTCTTTTGCCGTATTTCCCAGCCCTCGACCGCTGCTGTCACCGACTGCACCAAGGCATCCGTCTGCCGCTGCTGGTCGGCCTGCACCGAGGTCTGCTGCAACCTCTGCGTGTGACCTTCCAACCGCGCTCGCGTATGCCGCTCCCGTTGAAGCTGGCCCGCAGTCTCCGCGTCCGTGACACCATCCGCCACCTTCTTGCTCAGGTCGGCATCCAGCGTGCGGCCGGTTGCGACAAACAGAGCCTCCAGGTACGGCTGCATCATTTGCAGCGCCTTCTCCGGGTCTCGCTTCATTGCAGCCATGATGGCAAAGCCATCGTTGACCTCTTGAGCGTTCAGATCGGCACTGCGAACAGCGTTTGCGAAAGCGTTGAACCGTTGCAGGGTTTCCTGCTGCGGCGCATTGCTCTCCTTGAGCTTGGCGAGTTCAGCATCCCTCTCCGCAAGCTGCGCGTGGAACGTGTTGCGTTCCTTGAGCAACTGACGGAATCGCGGGTGCTTCCCGAACGGAACCTCTTTGTAAGCGTCCAGTGCGGGCTTGGCTGGTTCGGCGGGCTTTTCAACTGCTCCCGGTTCACCAGTGGCAGGCGATGCCACCACCTCCGTCTTTTCCGGCGCCGGTTCAGCAGGCTTGAGGGCCGACTGCACCGCCTCCAGCATCGACTTCGGTTCTACGCCGTTCGCGGTCGATGACTCCGCTGCGTCCACCTCGGGGGTGGCCGCTACATCAACATCAGTTTGCAGATCAGTGTCCGATGACGGGTCGGGCATGTACGTCCTCCGTAAGTAGCAGATTTGTACCACAATCCTGCGGTTGGCGCATCTTGGGCACCTGGGCCTCCAGGGCTTCGCGATCCCATGAGAACCTGATGAAGTCCTCACCGTCGCGACCGTAACCCTGCATCAGAGCCTCACGACGGCCACCGAACCGCATAATGAATTCGTGCGCTGCGTGATGGCGCTTCAGGCTGTCGCACTGGACCCGGTGAGCATCCTGGGCCAAAACCTCGGGGGCAATGTAGCGGCGAAAGTACCGCAACACTTCGGCGCCGACTCGCAGGTTCAGCGCGTCCGTCGAGAACATCCACACGGACCAAACGCCGGGCCAACATCCGGTTGCGCCGAACGCCGACACCGGCACCCCATTAAGCACGCACACGAACGAGTGGGGACAAGCCAGCGCCTCACACGCGATTTCGTCGGAGTCGTGGTTCCGCCTGGTTGCGAAAATCTCCGCGGCGTCAATCGCGCACATATTGCGCGCGATATATCGCAGAGCGTGAATGTCAGCCGGGAGAATCATGCCCTATCAAATCGGCTGACCCTGTGCATCCACCAGCATCGGTTGCTCCTCTGGGGCAGGGGCCGGAACAGATGCCACAGCACCTTGCGGCGCCGCGCCCTCCGGCCCCATGTTCGCCTGTGGCCCGCCCGGTTGCCCCGGCGCCCGCTCGGCGTTGTCCCCACCCATCGGACCCTGATCCTGCGGGTTCGGTGATGCGGCCTTCTCGGCAGCATTCATCGCCATGATCGACGGAGCACCGTCCAACGTCGCCTCTGCCAAATCGGCGCGGTCATCCAGGCGCTTGATCGACTCTTTCGCCACCCAAGTCGGCGACACACCCGGCACTTGGAGCAACAGCGGCAACAACCGCTCCCAATTCGCCAGCTCCATCGCCTTGTTCGGCTTGCCCGACGAGCCGGCCTCGATGTCCAAGTACAACTCCTCGGTAATCTCGGTGGCCGACAACTCCGGCCACTTGGCGCCGGGACCAGCGATTTTGCGAGCAGTCTCCGCGGACATCTCCTTCAGGAGAATCTGACCTCCGGCCCGCGCGAGTTGCGACAGCATGTCATCCACATCGTCAATCTCGCTGTTCTGCGAGGTCATGCGGCTGTTCTCGGCGATGCTGGTCTCCGTCGCCGTGTCACCCGAGGTGCCGCCGAAGTTCGCCTCCTGCGAGCCCACCGTGCGCTGAATGTCCTCGAACACAAACGTTGTGTCGTACAGCGCGGGGTCCAGCGGCACCTTCTTAATCGGCTGGATCACATCGTCAACTTTCTGCCCAGGCGCCAGCGCGTTGAGCTTCAGAATCTCATGCGGGATCGCCGACATGAGTTTGTGTTCATCCGACCAGTCAGGGAACGCCCCAGCCGGCGCCGCGTAGTTCGGCTGGTTGGCGATCCGATGCTGGCGCAGCGCCTCCCGACTCCGGTTGTACTCCATCTGCTGGTGCCGCAGCAGTTCCGGGTCACTCGGCGGAAACAGATCGTCCTCGTCCTCGATGTCGTTGAACGAGATGACGAAGAACGGGAAAAACTGCTCTACCGTGGCCGGCGGCGCAGCCGGCTCCTCCAAAAAGTCGCAGTACCCGTCCGCCAGCGTGTACATCAGGCCACTGGCCTTGTCGTAATACTCAAACACAGTAACGAAGTCGTCTTCACCCTCGACGGCCTTCTTGGTACCGGTGCGGGCATAGGCGGTGAACTGGCCCTTGATGTCCTTGTCGTAAATTTCCTTGATCTTGTCAGGCTGGAACAGCATCCGCTGCGCCACGGCCTCACAACCAACGAATCCCTTCAGTTCCACGCAGTCACCGATGGGGATGATGTCGTAGGACCGTGGGAAGTCGAAGATCAACCCTTCGCGCAGCACAACCTCCGGCTGCGACTGCAAGTCCCTCATCGACAGCGACAGTTCCTCCAACTCCGCGGAGCCGTCGAACACCTTCTCGCCCTCCGCGGCCTCGTCAGCCAGGCGCTGCAAGTGCTCCAGGCGCTGCGAGGTGTCGGCCATCTTAGCGTTCCAGTCGGGCGTGCGACCCATGACGCGCTGGTAGCCGAGCTTCACATAGCCAACCGAGCACGTCACCGTGCGGCGGATCAACTGCTTCGCACGCAACTTGAACGACGGCTGCCCCTCGCTCATGTAATGCGTATAACAAAGCTCCAGCGTGCGCCCCACGCTGTCAATCAGTTTCTGCCGCTCGCGCCCCTGCGCGATGTCGGCCAGCAACTCCGCCGCTTGTGCTGCCACCTGTGGGTCCACGGCGATCTGCCCCTGCATCGGCGCCGCCACAGCCGCCAGCGCGGCCTGGGCAGTCTCCATGTTGCCGTCCCAGAGCATGAAGTCCTGGGTCTGGCGCCTGCGCGCCCGAACCGTGGGGTTCTTGGCGTAGAGCGTACTGACCCGCTGTTTCACATGGCGCTGGATCAGGTTGGCGGTGTACTTGGTCTTGACATCCCAATCGTCTGACGCGCCCTTGCGCGTGAGTTTCATGTCCTCGCGCATCTGCTTGAACTTTTTCTCGTACCGCTTCTCGTAGACGCGAATTTTCTCAAGCAACTTCTTGACCAGCGCCTCGCGCTCGGGGGTCGGCTTTGAGGTGTCGATCGGCTCAGCCGATGCGGGCTCCGCGGGTTCGGTGGTGATGCCGCCTTGGGTAGGTTCAGGGTAGTCGGTCATGTCGTCGCCATCATGGGACGTAGGTCGTCAGATATGCATTGATGTTCGCCCGTTGCGCGCCGCTTAGTGCACTCGGGAAGATAACGGCCTCTTTCAGAGCAATGTTTGCCCAGTTGGAAAGCCCAGTGTTGTTGGTGGCGACGATAAACCCGCCGGGGTTTTGGGCGCCAGCGTTGCCGGTTGTCTCGGTGGTCTGGTCAACCTTGATGCTTGAACTTGCGCCGTTGAACACCACCGCAACCGACCCCCACGCGCCAATCGCAAGGTTTGTGTTGCTGGCGACGCTTGAGCCAGCGTTCATCAGGATCGCGGGTGTCGTGCCGCTCTGCCGCAGGTTCGCGGTCTGAACCGAGCCGTCGAAAAAACGGTCGGTGCTGGTGTAGGTGATTTGCTTCACCCTCAGGAAAACCGTGTAGGGCTGAATCAGCGCAAAAATGGCATACATAAAATCGTCCACGCCATCGAACGTGAGGACGCCAGCACCATCGACGGTCGGCTGTGCGGGGGCGGCGACCAAGTGGTTGGCGCTGCCGCTCTGATCGTCCCACTGTGAAGCGAATCCACCTGCCTGCGTGATGCCAGTATTGAACTTGTACCAAGCAACGTCCGTGGGCCATGACGTAGATGTAAACGTGTCACTGACGCCGCCAACGGTGACGACGGTGTTGACCGCTGTGCTATGCGTCGCTGACGAGGTGTTGCGGGCACGAATGCTGGCGCCGTTGACAACCGTTCCGGCAGACGAAGTGAACGCCGCCCCGTCAACCGAATACTCACCACCCGTGACGCTGATGGGCGAGGAAATCGTGAGTCCTGAGAGCACAACCGCGGCCGAAGTGATGACAACGCCTGGGGCCACATCGGCTTGGTCCACGAACGAGAACGCCGCCGGAGTCGCATCGCCGGTCGTCGAGGTAAATGTATCCGCCACGCCGCCCACAGTAACCACTGTGTTCGTCGCCGTCAGTTCTGAGGCTGATGAGGTGTGCCGCGCGCGAATCTGGTCCCCATTCACCACCGTTCCCGGCGTGCTGACGTAGCTGCCGCCGTTGATGCTGTACGTCCCACCACTGACGGTTATGGCGGTTGCGCCAGTCAAGCCGGCCATCGTTACCGGCGCGCTGGTAGTGACTGTGCTGAGTTCGACCGGGCCGACATCGGTGAACGAGTACGCATCCGGCACGATGTCTGGGTTCGGCCCCCACGCGATGCCCTTGAACGGCAAGCCCAGACCCAGGCCGAGAGCCGGCATTTATACGACGCCGACCATCAGAGTAGCGGTCGTGTTCGCGCTCATCACCTTCTTGCAGCGCACCGGCACCATACCGCCGGCCGGGACGGTGAACTCCACCACCGTCGTGCCATCACCCTTGGACGGGATCACCGCAACGACTCCCGCACCGCCGACGAACACCGCGATGCCGGGAACGTAGTCCGTCGTTC